GAAATTCCAACTTATGCTGAATGGAAAGTACAAGTGGAAAAATTTTGGAAAGACCAACCTGAACAAGCCAAGAAGTACCAAGAGCAAGTTCAGAAGTTTTGGCAAGATTTTTTTAATGACGTTTGGATTAATATTCCAAGCGATAAATAAAATCCAACTTGTTATCCTCATCAATTAATCTTATAGGAGATTAATAATGAAAATATCTAAAAACGTACAATATAAATGTATTAAATCACAAGCAGAAATAGAAATAAATATTAATGGTACAAAAACTATTAAGAAACTGATATTAGAATAATATGTTAGAAATTAAAGAAAGATTTTGTAAAAGATGTAGTCACTTATGCCATTGTATAGAGGCAGATCACGAAGGTTGTAAATGTATTGGGTGTAATTGTCCTAAAGCCAATGTCTGGAATTATGAAGAAGATGTTGTTGCAGATAAATATGAAAAAGACCGAGAAAACGATTTAAGTTTTGAAAATAATGGTAGAGGGAAATGAAATTCAGAACATTAAAACTTCTAAAAAGAAGATGGTATAGAAGAAGATGATAAAATTTTTGTTAGTATTTCAAATGTGTTATTCAATATCACAAACCTGCCTTCCTCCTATGAAAGAAAAAGTTTATGAAACTCATAGAGAATGTTCTTTGAATGGTTATTATAAAGCACACGAATTTGTTGCTGGTTTACCACCCAAAGAAGTAGAAAGTAATCGTACTATTATAAAATTTTGGTGTGAACCTAAAAAGATTGAAGCAGATGAAAAAAAAATTAACATCTAAATTTAATAGTAAGGTTTCAATGGAGGTTATCTGTTATAAGCTGACAGAAATTCATAAAGCAGTTCAAAAAAATAGCAAGGATATAGAGGATTTGAAGCATCAGGTATCAATGGGAAAAGGTGGTATTAAAGCAATTTTTGTAGTAGGGTCTTTGATTGCTTTAATACTAGGTGCATTAAAGTTTTATAAATTTTAGGGAGATTGTTATGAAAGAATTTTTCATATTTGTAAGTGATATGTGGGATGATTTATCACCAAAACAAAGGGTAATTGTTGCAGTTGTATCTGCAATATTTATTTTTGTAACAGTAAAATTGATATTTTAATATGTGGTTTAGTGCAATAAAATTAGCTTTGAACGCAGGTACGCATATCTATAAAAAGCGTCAAGAAACTAAAATGTTAATGGCTGATGCCCAAGCTACCCACGCTAGTAAAATGGCACGGGGTGAGTTGGAATATAAACAAGCCGTTATGACTAATAATCAACAGGGATGGAAAGACGAATTTGTTTTGATCCTCGTAGCCGCCCCCGTGATGTTGCTGATATGGTCTATTTTTAGTGACGATCCTGAAATTATGTTGAAGGTAGAGAAATTTTTTCAGTATTTTAACAATATGCCATTTTGGTATCAGGCACTTTTTATTGGAGTAGTTTCGGCTATCTATGGTCTTAAAGGTGCAGATATTATCAAAAGGAAGTAATGGCTTATTCTCTTGATTTTTGATACTATATCCCGCTTTAATAGGAGGATTATGAATAAATTATTTATATTTCTGATTATGATGTTCGCTTTATCTGCCTGTTCAGTAGGCAAGAAGTGTACCTATACACAAGATGGAACGAAACTTTCATCTTACGTATGGTTCTATAAAGATAAACCAATAGATTTAGATAAGAATAACTGTAGCTAATATATGTTGCAAATCATAGTTGCATTACTTTTAATGCAAAGTGCTAATTCATTTGATACACAGCACAAAGAAACTCTTAATAATGTTGATAAAGTGATGAAAGTTATTAGAGTAGTGAATGGTTTTAATGGGAGGTAGTATGGAAAAAGCAAAAGAACTATGGGCATTAGCAAAAGCCCATAAGAAAATATCTATCACAGTAGCGGTAGTTATTGTTGCTATATATTTTCTAGTTAATTAGTCATATAGATTGAAATTTTCGTGGCGTTCTGTAAGTATATCTTATGAGTTACAACGATTTAAAAGAAAAGATCAAAGAACACGAAGGATTTGTACCTAAAATCTATAAGGATAGTCTTGGTTTTGCCACAATAGGATATGGCCATCTTGTTTTATCTACCGATAGATTTAAGGAAGGTGTAACTTATAAGAAAAAAGATTTAGAAGAAGTCTTTGATAGCGATTTTAATATAGCCAAGTCAAATGCTAATCAACTTATAGAAGGTTTACCTCTACATCATCAAGCCAAGTGTGTCATTATTGAAATGGTATTCCAACTTGGTGTGGGTGGAGTTTCTAAATTTAAAAATATGTGGAAAGCATTAAAACAAAATGATTATCAAACTGCATCCGAAGAAATGTTGGATAGCAAATGGGCAAAGCAAACTCCGAAACGTGCCGAAGAACTTTCAAGTGTGATGAAATCTTGTAAAATTTAATGAATTAAAGTAAGATACAACCAACAGTATGGTTGTTATTTTAAAAGATATTATCATAGACAAGAATACAATTAGGGATGTACATATTAAAGATGGTCAAATTCAATATGTTGATCCCCGTCAAGAAGAAATAGAACGTATCAAGAACATTCCAGAAACAATAGAGGGCAATTAGTGAACAAAAGAATATTGGTTATTAGTGATCTTCATATTCCTTTTCATCATAAGGATAGCTTTACATTTTTAGAAGAAATCAAAAAAGAATACAAACCCGACTTCGTTATCAACATAGGCGATCTGCTTGATTTCCACGCTATAAATATGCACACCCACGATCCCGACCTGTATAGTGCAGGACACGAATTAAGGGCTTCTAGGGGCTTTATAAGGGCATTAGAGGGCATATTTCCGAAGATGGTAGAGATAGAGAGCAATCATTCTAGCTTGGTGTATAGGAGGGCTTTAAAATACGGAATGAGTAGGGAGTTCTTAAAGGACTATGGCGACTTTCTAGGTACAAAGAAATGGAAATGGGTAGATGATTTAACCTTGACTATGAGTAATAATCAGAAATGTTTTTTTACTCACGGAAGATCAGCAGACATTTTAAAGGTATCTCAAACTATGGGTATGTCAGCAGTACAAGGACACTACCATACAAAATTTATCATAAGCTATTGGGCTAATCCCGATAACATATTCTTTGCTATGAACGTAGGATGTTTAATCAACCAAAAATCTATGGCTTTTAATTATGCTAAAAACTTTAGGACAAGATTTATAATAGGATGTGGAATTATTTTAGAGGGTATTCCAAAATTACTACCGATGGTTTTAAATGATAAGGGAAGATGGAATAAGAAATTAGTATAACTGTACTGTTAGAAAGATAAGACTAGACCAATAAATAAATAGGCATAAATAAAATATTGGTAAGTTCATAACATTCATTTATACCTATTTAAAAAATTTGCAATAACTATCTGCGTTTCTTCTTATTTTTTTTCTTTTTATCTTTCTTTTTCTTTTTCTTTTTTGCCATCTTTTCCCCCTTCCTTCTTTTGAAGTTCTATTTTAATCTTTTCAAGATAGACAATCTTATCCCAACTTTCTTCTTGTGCATCATTTATCCATTGTGCAATAGACTTGTTGGCCTGTAGCATTGTCTTGCCATATTTCTTTATACCATCATCAGATCGTTTGGCAAATCGTTTGAGTATTCCTTGAACAAGGGCATCTCTAGTAAAAACTAATTTATGAATTTTAGAATTTGACATTCATATAGTGATCGCAAAACTCATTCACTCGGCAATAGTGCATACACCTAACATCTTCACCTTTTCTGAATACAACTTTACAACCTTGTCCTTCAACCATTTTGTTAGCTTTTAAATACTGATCCATTTCTTCCCTAGTAGGCAATACTCTTTTTGCCGTCTTACGTTTATCAAGCATTAAAGCATAGCTATCTTCTTTTCGCCATCTTTCCTTTGCCGTACAAAGAGGTAGCTTACTAGACTTTTCAGCATCTTGGTGTAGCTTAATCCTAGCTTTGATATAATCGTCTTGTTCTTTGGGTGTCCACCTTCTTACAGGGATCATAACAACTTGTTTTCTAGGATAGTTATCAGATTGCATTACCCTTAATTTAGACCAATCCCTTAATATTGCCATAATGGATAAAGACCTAACCTTAATAGGTTTACTATAGCTAGTTAAAGTCTTTTGATTTTTACGACATAAGAAGTCCAATACATTTAATTGGTTTTCCCATTCGGGTTTAGGATTTTCTAAAGCATTAAGAGTAGCCCAAGCAGAAGTAACTTTAAAATCTATCAATCTTCC